AAAGATGGTAATCTATTGGCTGCTAAAGAAACTAATGGTAGATTTAAGAATGCAGAGTTTACTGTTACTAGAGGTACAGACGCTACTTACGTGGGTAAAGATGGCTTTATAAAGACAACACCGAGCTTTTATAACTTATTGCTTCGTAGCGAGAATTTTAGTCCGTATACAATAGCAAGTTCAATAGCAACTCCTAATTCAACAACAGCGCCTGATGGAACTAATGCAGGAACTTTAGTAACCGCAGGTACTAATGCAATAGCTCTAAGATTTAGCCAAGTAGTAGAAACAGGAAAAACTTACACTTTTAGTTGTTATGTTAAGTCAAGTGGTAGTGATATGACAACTGTTTATTTAGATATTGCTGACGAAGCTCCTCAAGCTGCGTTTACATTAACAAATGATTGGCAAAGAGTTTCAACAACAGCAACAGTTACTAAAACACCTCAATCAACATATCATTTTGTTGATGTATCAACTAACGGTTCGCAAGGTGATACTTTTTACATTTGGGGTGCTCAAGTAGTAGAAGGAACAGAAGCGTTAGACTATCAATACACTAACGGTAAAGAAGGAATGCCCCGCATAGACTTTACAGATAATACTGATGGTCATTTATTACTTGAACCACAGAGTAAAAATCTTGTTACTTATAGTGAGGATTTTAGTCAATGGAGTAATGTATATGCGATACTAAATGCAAATCAGCCTAGTCCTGATGGTTTTAATAATGCTTTTATTGTAGAAGATGAAAATGCTACTGCTTATAGAAAAATTGATGAAACTATAACGACTAATGCTACGCCACATACTTTTTCTGTGTTTATTAAAAAGAAAACAAGTGCAGTAAGTTCTTATAGTGGAATACAAATGGGAGTAGGGTTTTCTTATGTAGTATTCGACAGCTTTAATGGAACATATCACGAACAAAGCAACACTAACTATGATAATGTTGAGGTGCAGGATTTTAATTCTAATTGGTGGAGATTAAAACTAACTGCTACTGTAACAACATCAACTAGAGTAGCTTTATGGGGCGCAATATCTACATCAGCTACAAACATTAACAATGGGGCAACGGGTAGTGAAACATTTTATGGCGCACAACTAGAAGAACTATCCTACGCTACATCTATCATACCTACTAATGGTTCACAAGTAACTAGAGATGCAGAAACTTGCACAGGTGCAGGTGAAGCGCAAGACTTTAATAGTGAAGAAGGAGTATTGTATGCAGAGATAGCTGCTTTAGCTAATGATGGTATTGTTAGATATTTGAGTCTAACTGATGGAACGAGTAATAATATGGTTCTTGTACTATACTATTCAACAGCAAATAATATAAGGACAATTGTTACTAGTGGTGGCACTAACTATATGGATAAAAACTATGGCGTGACATCAGTATTAGATTTTCACAAGGTAGCTATAAGATGGAAAGCTAATGATTTTAGCCTTTGGGTTAATGGCTCTGAAAGAAAAACAGATACAAGTGGCTCTGTCCCTATTGGATTAAATAGTTTATCGTTTGATAGTGGTACGGGTTCTAGTAATTTCTATGGCAAATGCAAAGCAATAAAAGTATATAAAGAAGCGTTAAGCGATACAGATTTACAAAATTTAACAAGTTAATAGTTATGACCAAAAGAGTAACAAATACACTTATAGTATCAACAAGGGTAATTTGCTTTACATAAGAAAGTATAAATGATAAGAAAATTTAAAAATCTTTACAAATGAATAAGATAGGAAAATACGAATTTACAAACGAATCTACAGCTAAAAGTAAAATAGCTGCATTAGGCACTGCTACAGATGAAGATGGCAATACATACCCAACTCATAAGCATTGCATCGTTGAATTAGGTAATATTGTAATCACACCAGGTGATTATGATGAGGAAGGTAATGAACTCGAAGCTCCAGTACTATCTGAGATGTATCACGTAGATGTATTGTGGAAAGATCTAACTATCAATGAAGATGGTGATTTAGATGGCGACCACGACGCTTGGGATGCTTACAAGGTAGATATTGATAGCGAAGGTGTTCACGGCTTCTTAGGATTGTCCTACGCGGACATGAAATTATAACAATTATTAATTAAATTAAATTAAATGGGAAAATCAATCGACTTGGCTGCTAAGCCAGAAAAAATCACAGACGAACAGTTAAAAGAGGTTCAACAAGTAATCTCAACATCTAACCAGATAAAGTTAGAAATAGGTAATGCTGAGGCTAGAAAGCATATGCTACTTCATGAGCTAGATATTATCAATAAAAAGATGAGTGAAATTAACACAACTCTTGAGGAAGAATACGGTAAGATGGATATTGACATCAACACTGGAGCAATAAACTACCCAGAAGATGAGCAGGCTGATTCGTAAAATTACAATAGGTAAAGATTATAAAATAGATGCTATGCATTACTCTGTAGGCCAAGAGGTCTACGGAGGGCATACTATTTGTGATATAGTAGAAGAAGAAGATAAGTATTCTATATACATAAAAAAAGGTAAAAATGTATTGCCTTGGAAAGACTTTAACAAAAACATGGCTATATCTGTCGAGTATAATTTAGAGTATTAATGCAGGCATTATACGATTACGTAATACAACCACTTGGCGAAAGATACAATAACGAAAAAAGTGTTGGTGACAAGAACTTAATATTAAACTCTGAAATATACAATCACGAGTTTATAAACAGAAAAGCTGTAGTAGTATCTACACCCAAAAACGTAAAGACAGAGTTAAAAGCCGGTGATATTGTAATAGTACACCATAATGTTTTTAGAAGATGGTATAACGTCAAGGGTGTAGAAAAAAATAGTAGAAGCTATTTTAAAGAAGATAAATACTTTGTTAAACACGACCAAATATTTGCTTATCAACTTAACAATAAATGGAGGGCTTTAAAAGGTTATTGTTTTGTAAAACCTATAAAATCTACAGATAAGTTTTCTGAAGACAAAGAAAAACCATTAGTTGGTATAGTTAAGTATACAGATGGATGTGTTGATGTTGGTGATTTAGTTGGATTTGTTCCAAGCTCAGAATACGAGTTTGTTATAGACGGTGAAAGACTGTATAGAGTTATGTCAAAATTTATTACTATTAAATATGAATATCAAGGAGACGAAGAAGAGTATAATCCAAGCTGGGCATAAGGCTGTTGAAGAGTTAATTAAAGTAGCTCAAGAACAGATTATTACTCATAGTGAAGATGATGTATCTGCAGATAGATTAAAAAATGCTGCAGCTACAAAAAAGCTAGCTATATTCGATGCTTTTGAAATACTTAATCGTATACAGGAAGAAGAAAACATACTCAATAATAAAGAACCTGAAAAGAAAGAAGAGCGAGTATTTAAAGGTTTTGCCGAAGGAAGATCTAAATGAGTTACGAGCAAAGTCTATATCGAATAATTGAGCCAGTTAAGATCAATACTATTAAAAGACTTAACAAGTCTAAGAAGTGGAGGTATGGCTATAACAAAGAAAACGATATTGTAGTAATATCTAAGACCGGTCGTATAGGTGATATATATGAAATACAAGGTTTAAAGATAGCTTTGCCAGCTGCGCCGAGTAATGTGTATAGCAACAGTGAAGACAAATGGCGGCGTATCGACCAGCCTAAAGCTTTAAACAAGCTTAAAAATATATTCGACTGGAGAGCTTATCCAGAAGAGCAAAAAGAGCAATGGTACGATTATATAGATGAGGAATTTAAAAGGAGAGATGAAGGTTTCTGGTTTCAAAATGCTGGTATTCCAACTTATATTACAGGAGCTCACTACATGTACCTCCAATGGAGTAAAATAGATGTAGGCGCGCCAGATTTTAGAGAGGCTAATAGATTATTCTTTATATTCTGGGAGGCTTGTAAAGCTGACAGTAGATGCTACGGTATGTGTTATCTTAAAAATAGACGTAGTGGTTTTTCATTTATGAGTTCGGCTGAAACAGTAAATCTAGCTACAATATCATCAGATGCTAGGTATGGAATATTATCAAAATCAGGAGCAGATGCTAAAAAAATGTTTACCGACAAAGTTGTACCAATATCTATCAACTACCCTTTCTTTTTTAAGCCGATACAAGACGGTATGGACAGGCCTAAAAGTGAACTTGCTTATCGCGTTCCTGCAAGTAAGTTTACGCGTAGAAAAATTACGGCGAACGAAAAAGAGGAAGAGCTGGCTGGACTTGACACTACTATTGATTGGAAAAATACAGGTGACAACAGTTATGATGGTGAAAAACTCAATCTACTAGTACACGACGAAAGCGGTAAGTGGGAGAGGCCTGACAACATACTAAATAACTGGCGAGTAACAAAAACTTGTTTACGTCTTGGTAGTAGAATTATAGGTAAGTGTATGATGGGGTCAACAAGTAACGCTCTTGACAAGGGTGGTGACAACTTTAAAAAACTATATAACGACAGCGATGTCACTAAAAGAAATAGAAATGGTCAAACAAAATCTGGTTTATATGCTTTGTTTATTCCAATGGAATGGAACTTTGAAGGATTTATTGATGAGCATGGAAGACCTGTCTTCACTACTTCAGGACGAGATGTTCATGGACCAGACGGTGAATTAATAGATATAGGTGTAATCGATCACTGGGACAATGAAGTTGATGGATTAAGAGATGATCAAGACGCGTTGAACGAATTTTATCGTCAATTTCCAAGAACTGAAGAGCACGCGTTTAGAGATGAAACTAAAAATAGCTTATTTAATCTAGTAAAAATATACGAGCAAATAGACTATAATGAAGGTAATAGAAACTCTTCGGTTACAACAACCGGTAGCTTTCAATGGCTAAACGGTGTTAAAGACACGCAAGTAGTATTTAATCCAGACCCTGGAGGTAGATTTAAAGTGAGTTGGGTTCCAGATAGAAATTTACAAAACCGAGTAATACTTAAAAATGGAATAAAATATCCTGGAAATGATCACATGGGAGCTTTTGGCTGCGATAGCTATGATATTAGCGGTACTGTTGATGGTAGAGGATCCAACGGATCTCTTCATGGACTAACTAAGTTTAGCATGGAGTCAGCTCCAGCTAATACGTTTTTCCTGGAATATATTGCAAGACCACAAACCGCTGAAATATTCTTTGAGGATATATTAATGGCTTGCATATTTTACGGTATGCCAATATTAGCGGAGAATAACAAACCAAGACTACTGTATCACTTTAAGCGAAGAGGCTATAGAGGATTTAGTATGAATAGACCAGATAAAGTTTGGAATAAACTTAGTGTTACTGAAAAAGAAATAGGTGGTATACCAAACTCTAGTGAAGATATTAAGCAGGCTCACGCGGCTGCTATTGAAATGTATATAAATGATCACGTTGGTCATTTACAAGATGGAACTTACGGCACGATGTATTTTAATGAAACGTTAAATGATTGGGCTAAGTTTGATATAAATAAAAGAACAAAGCATGATGCCTCTATAAGCAGTGGTCTAGCTATTATGGCTTGCAATAGGCATTTATATAAACCAAGACCAGATAGAAATATTAATAAAGTAAATATAGGTTTAGCTAGATATAATAATGAAGGCTATTCATCACAAATAATAAAGTAATATGGCTAATAGCGTTGCGGGTAAATATTTTCCAAGTCAAGTCGTAAGCGATCTTGAAAAAGTAAGTTATGACTATGGATTAAAAGTAGCTAAAGCAATAGAACACGAGTGGTATTCTGACAGTCAAGGTAGACTGAGCGGAACTTACAGTATGCACTCAAATAACCAAAGACATTTTCACAACCTTAGATTATATGCTAGAGGTGAACAGTCTATACAAAAGTATAAAGATGAACTATCTATTAATGGTGATTTATCTTATTTAAACTTAGACTGGAAACCAGTACCTATTATACCTAAATTTGTAGATATAGTCGTAAATGGTATGTCTGAAAGAGTTTATGATGTAAAAGCATATTCTCAAGACCCGTACGGCGTAGCTAAGAGAACAGAATACATGGACTCTATTCTTAGAGACATGAAAACAAAAGATTTCAATGATTTTGTTAGTGGGGCTTTTGGTATTAATATGTATGAAAACGATCCTAAAACTTTACCTGAAACAGAAGAAGAGCTAGCGTTACATATGCAATTAAGTTACAAACAAGCCGTAGAGCTAGCTGAAGAGCAAGCTATAAATGTATTGATGAACGGTAATAAGTACGATCTTGTAAGAAAAAGATTTTACTACGACTTAACAGTGTTGGGTATTGGCGCGGTTAAAACAAACTTTAACACAGAAGAAGGTGTTACTATTAGTTATGTTGATCCTGCGGATTTAGTTTATTCATATACTGAGTCTCCGTACTTTGATGATATATATTATGTAGGTGAGGTAAAAACCATACCTATTAACGAGCTTAAAAAACAGTTTCCACATTTAGATCAAGAAGATTTAGAAGATGTAACTAAAAACCCTAATTATCAAAGGTTAGATCCTCACTCGACTTACAACGAAAAAGATAACAATAAAGTTACTGTATTATACTTCAATTACAAAACATATATGAATGAAGTGTATAAAGTAAAAGAAACAGCCACCGGTGCTGATAAGTCTATAGAAAAAGACGATACGTTTAATCCTCCAGCTGACATGGAAGCTAACTTTACAAAGCTTCAGAAGCAAGTTGAGGTTTTATACGAAGGTGCTTTAATACTAGGTACTGATAAATTGTTAAAGTGGGAGTTGTCTAAAAACATGATAAGACCTAAGAGCGATTACACTAAGGTTAAAATGAACTATAGTATTGTAGCTCCAAGAATGTACAAAGGTCGTATTGAGTCTTTAGTAAGCCGTATAACTGGTTTTGCTGATATGATTCAATTAACGCACTTGAAAATACAGCAAGTTATGTCAAGGCTTGTGCCTGATGGTGTTTACTTAGACGCAGATGGTTTAGCTGAAATAGATTTAGGTAATGGTACAAACTATAATCCACAAGAAGCCTTAAACATGTTCTTCCAAACAGGTAGTGTTATTGGTAGATCTATGACAGTTGATGGCGATATAAATCCTGGTAAAGTTCCTATACAACAAATATCAGCTGGCAATGGTGGTGCTAAGCTACAGTCTTTGATAGGTAACTACAACTACTATTTGCAAATGATACGCGACACGACCGGACTTAACGAAGCTCGTGATGGTAGCACTCCATCAAAAGACGCTTTAGTTGGCGTTCAGAAAATGGCAGCGGCTAATTCAAACACCGCGACAAGACATATATTACAAGCTGGTCTATTCTTAACATCTGAAGTAGCTGAACAGCTATCGTTACGTATATCTGACATAATAGAGTATTCGCCTACAAAAGATGCGTTTATTCAAGCTATAGGTGCTCATAATGTAGCTACGCTTGAAGAAATGTCAGAGCTACACCTGTATGACTTTGGTATATTTATAGAGCTTGCTCCAGATGAAGAAGAAAAAGCTGTATTAGAAAACAATATACAAATGGCATTATCTAAAGAAAATATAAATTTAGAAGACGCTATAGATATTAGAGAAATAAGAAACGTAAGTCTAGCTAATCAATTGTTAAAAATAAGAAGAAAACAAAAGCAAGCAAAAGATCAAGCTTTACAAGAAAGAAACATACAACTTCAAGCTCAGTCTAACACACAGGCCGCTCAAAACGCGGCTCAAATAGAAATGCAAAAAAATCAAATGGAAGCTCAAACAGAGGCTCAGTTAGAGCAAATGAAGATGCAGTTATCCATACAAAAGTTACAACAAGAAGCTGAAATTAAAAAACAACTTATGCAAGTTGAGTTTCAAATGAACATGCAGTTGAAACAAGCTGAGGTTGAAGGCATGAAGACTAGAGAAAAAGAAAAAGAAGATAGAAAAGACGAAAGAACTAGAATACAAGCCTCTCAAGCTAGCGAGCTTATAGAGCAAAGAAATACGGGTGGTTCACCTAAAAAGTTTGAGTCTGCAGGTAATGATATACTTGGCGGATTTGATCTAGGTGGATTTGAGCCTAGATAATTATTAATTTATATTTTATATTATGGAAGAGAAAACAGAACAGCCAAAGGTTGATAATA